AGCAAAATCAGGAATTGTTATGACCTCTGCATCTGTTTCTATCCATACCTTAGCACCACAAGACAGAGGTTTGTCTGGACTATACACAACCTTACACTCTCCAAGTATGTGTACCTGATGTCCATAGGTATTGCTCTTGTATGTCTTTACAGTAATCACAGGCTCTCGTTTATTATTCTTGTGATTAGATTTAATTACGTGTTGGTTTATGTGTATATATTTTTTCATAGTTATCCTTTGTAAGTTTCTTTCCATTCATCAGTAGCTTGTGTGAGTTCTGGATTCATACTCATTAGTTCTGCAATATACATATCTCCATACTCCCAACTACCATACGTCATAGGTGACCTGCATACAGTAAACCACCTAGCATATTGGTTGCTATCTTCCTTATCTTTTCTTTGATAAGTTTTTAAAACTCTCCATTCGAAACCACCTAGCTTGTAAGTAGCATAGGGATTGTCAACTGTTCTTGATTTTCCAAATAAGTTTTTCATAGTTTCTCCATTTAATATTTAATTAATTATAATATATATTCGTTAACACTACTATATATTATTATTAATTAGTATCTGTCTGCAATAAAGTCTGAGTATTCTTGCCCTTCCTCTAAAGTCCAACCTAGCTTATCGCATACTCGTTGTATCTTAGATTGCATCTCTGCTTCTGTAGGTAACAATCTATGCTCTCTACCTATTGAGCATATGTATTCGTACTCATTTGAGTATTTTACTAGCAGTTCTTTTAGTGCTTGTTCTTCACTCATAATTTACCTCCTCTATTTTTACATCATCATACCCTTCTTCAAGCATAGCTTCAGCATATGTTCTTGCTGACCAATAGGTACTGAAGTAATCATCTACTCCTCCTACCCATACTACCCACTTATACTTTCTCATATGCAAGGCTCTTCTCTATCCATATCTGATAAGTCCTCTAGCTCGTAGCCATCATAACTCAATGGCTCTTCGCCATGCCAGAAGTCTGGATTATCTTCTGCGAACTTCTCTGCAAGTGCTTCTGCCTGTTCTTCTGTGTGACCTGCATCTATGTATTGTTGCTTCACTTCTTCGAAAGCATCTTCTTTTTTTTGTTCGTTACCACTATGTGACATTATAACACCTCCTCTTCTAAAAAATCTATTTCATCTTGTAAGTATGTACCCCTATCAAGTTCAGACCCTTCAACAGTTACATCTTCTAACTCAGACCCATCTGGGTGCGTACCATTCTCTGCTTTTTGTATTGCGTCATACTCAGCTTCTTCTTGTGTGTCTGCATCTACAATAAACTCTTCAGTTATTGTTTTAGTTATACTAACTCTCCAAGTCTTAGGATTATCTCTAAGAGATTGTTTCTCTTCTTCATCTAAGTCTGGGTAAGTTACTGTCGTTTCTGTTACTTCTTTGTACGTCATAATATCTCCTTTCAAAACAAATTATATATTAAAATAAAATAATAATCAATAGCTTTCTTATTATTTTTTTAAATATATTTCTGGTGCGTGAGGTAGGACTTGCACCTACGAAGCACAATGGCGACTGATTTACAGTCAGTTGGGTTTGACTACTTCCCTACTCACGCATATAAAGTATAACACTTTTAGTAACCCTCTGCAATATACAGAGGGCTACAAGAAATGTTACTTTTTGAAAGCAATTCTAACTTGTGTTAGTTTTTCATTGATACCATAGGTAGCAAGTAACTTTTGTTTTCTCAAGTTCTCTGCTCTGATACTTCTTCTTGTACCATTTACAATGGTTCTCACTACAAGTTCAAACATATTTTTAATATCTTCAATATCGCCTTGTAACTTTACCCATTCCCCACTTGTTGCGTTAACAGGTAGATTGTTCTTTAATGTATTAAGAACTGCTCTCTCTACAAAGTAGACCATACCTTCTAAAGGTAAAGAACTTACTAGAGATAGTTTCTCTGGCGAATATGATTGCATCTGTGCAATTCTGTTATCAATGTTTTTGGTTACACCAATCTTATACCAACCATGACTTCTTTTTACTATGTAAATAACTTTGCTATGGTCTAATACATCTGTATTAGGTGTAAGTTGTGCATAACCTGTGTTAGGTTGTTTTGCTTGTAGTTCGTTTAGTAATTGTGATACTTTCATAAGTATAACTCCTTTTAAAATTTAGAAATTGTTAAAAAATTCTGTAACTTTAGTTAACCTGCAAAGTTACCAATCAGGCAGAGATTAAGCAGATGCTTGAAGAATTACTTTCTTCACATCATCAACGACTTCTTCTCTGATAGACAAAGTTCCTTCAGCATTATTAAATGCTTCATTGAACTTAGACTTTCTTACTCTCACTAAGTGAGAAATATTATTAGCAATTATCTCAGCGAAATAATGTACTGATGCAATGTTTGGTTTGTTCATTCGAACCTCCTTATTAATTAATTACAAAATACTATTCGTAAAACTTATAGTATTTTTTATTAATTACTTTGCCTTACTACAAAGCCAGAAGTATCTTGTCTAGCTTTGCCTTTGGCAAGTAATCCTACTACAACACCTTGTGAATCATATGGTCGTATGTCTGTATCATCACCATTCACAACTTTCAATCCTTTGAAAGTCTTAGGTAAGTATTTCTCAAACACTACTGCCATTCTCATACTATCTTTGATAGCTCTATCCACAAAGGATTGATACTTAGTAACACCAGAATAACTGTAAGTTAAATCGTAATTCTGTATTTTACCTAATTTTCTATTAGGTATCTTGGTGTAATCATAGAACTGTATTCCATAAAATATGGAAAATATCTCAGGAAATACTATTTCCCAACGTATATCACTTGTACCATTAAGTCGAACCATAGGTTCTAAGTTGTCACGTTTAGCTTTACGTTGTAAAGTTTCTATGTCTGCAATGAGCATACTTTTAAATTTATCTGGGTACTGTAAGTACATCAAAGTCTTTCTAAGTCTACCCATTTGAACTATGTTCATAGCACCACGACCTGCTGTAAATAAGCAAGGTGCTTTGCACTTCGCTATTTCTGCCATAGGGCATAGGTTTACACCAGAACTATCAGCAGGTGATAGGTATAATATACCTGTCAGAACACCTTTTTTAAGACCTTTAGAAGTCTTGTAGTCTTTTGAGATTCCTAATAATGTATTAGGAAACTCATTGAACATTTTTGTATACCTGTCATTCGTAAGAATATCATTACGAACATTTTCAGGTAGTTTTGATAAATCAAAAAGCATAATCACTCCTGTTGTTAATTATTAATGTGGGTCAACTCTAAAATTCTTTAAGAATTTAGCCATAGAATGTATGTCTGACAATCTATGTGCTTCACTTCTCAAGCGATTGTTAGCACTCTCCCACAAGTCCTTGTATACACCCTCTAAGTCCCAACCTATGTTCTCTAATTCTTCTTCCATAGCTTCGAACTCTGGTGCTAATTCTTCTAATCTAGATTGAATCTTCTCAACCCTATCGTCTATATCATCAGGCAAAGCTGATGAAAAAGTTATGTCTTTAGCCATAAAGACCTCCTTATTAATTAATTATTATTATATTCACTAACATTCATATAATAATTATTAATTATGTTAGCAAATAGATAGGTAGCAAAGTCTTTTACACCACTACTTCTGTAGTGTTTTATTTGCTTTCCTGTGTAATACCTGAACCACCTACCTGTAGTAGGTATGTAGCCATAGGTATATCTTCCATTGTAAACTCTATAAAGATTACTTGTAACTTTATAGAATCTAACTTGAATAGATGTTAAATATTTTTCAACATCTATGTTGGTTTCATTGGTGTATCTTTTCATATTACACCTCAATAGCTATATTGAGTTGTAGCTTCTAATAGATACTCTTCAGCTTCATCTTCAGAGTAACCTAGTTCTACTAGGTCACGTACTGCATTGTCATAGCTATACATACCTTTACGATAGCTATGCTTTACTGCTTCGCTTATCTTTGATAAGTTGTGAAAATCTATAAACATAGTTTATCCCTCCTCGTTAAAATATAAATCCCACTCTTCAGGGGTGCTTCCTGTCATAATGAACTCTCGTTCATCAACAGATATATTAGGCATAGCATCTTGTATAAGCATACCTGCTACCCATTTGTCAATCTGTGATTGATTAACATTTATTTCTTTTGTTCTGGTTTTACCAGAAAGTATTGAAGTTTTTGTAATAAGCATATCATCTCCTAAAAAGTTATTTAATTAATTATTACTTTATTCATAAATATCATAAAGTCAATAATTAATTATTATTCCATTCCTTGCATAACGAATGAGTATGCAAAGGCAAGTGAAAAGAAAGGAAAAGCAACGAACAAAGCAAACGAACCCACAGCATAAGCTGTGTGTATTTGCACTTGTGTTTCCCAATCTTCTAAAAACATTACAGTTCCTACTGTAACAGATAGGAACATAATGAGAACCAAAATAGACCTGAATATTAAATAACCCATTATTTAATCTCCACTTCTATGGCAAAGCCAACATCTGTATCACTCATCATAGGTGTTACAGTTACTTCACCAGAAACTGAAGTTTCTTCCATGTAGTAACATAATCCATTCCTATCGAACTGCTCTTGGCTCATTGTTACTTTGTAAATCGTATCGTCATTGTCATCATAAATGTATTGCATTTATATCTCCTTGGTTGGTTGAAAAGATGAATAATTAATATATAATATATATTCATATATATTCATATATATTATTATTAATTAAATAAAATCAAACACTTACGAAGTCGTGGAATCCTT